GGGTCGTTGGAAATCGCAGCGTAGTCTGCAAGTGTAAGGGCACCGTTAAAATCTACTGCCATTTTTTATCACCTACAGATTGTTTGGATTTCGAGTTATACCGAGAAGTTGCGAGAGCGTAGACATCGACCCTTGGCGTGGTGCCTGTGGTGCTCGACCAGCAGACTGTCCACCGCCCATAGGAGTTGGTGACTGTGCTTGCAACCGACCAGTCAACTCTGGGACTAGTTGTTGCGCAAGAGCTTTCACTTGATTGTGAACAAACTCTGCAGCTTGTGTTGGTGCCAAGCCTTGTTGAATAAGACTTGTCACAAGTTCAGGTGCTCTGGATGCAAGCTTGTACTGCCCCATAGCTTCGTTCATTTCCTGTACAAGCATGTACTCTTGGATCTGTCCGAGCTGTCGTTCGTACCGTAGCTTTGTAATCTCAGCTTCTTGTTGTGCATATGCACTTTGAGAATCTAGGATGTTTGCTGCTTGCAGGTTTTCATATCGCTGTCGAATTTCAGATTCTTCGGCTTCTTGTTGTTGTTGAAGCAGGGCTTGTTGAATATCGGCAGCGCTATTAAATCCTAGCTGCTTGAACTCATCAATGACACCCCGCCATGCTTCCAGCTCGCCACTCGTCTGTTCAGCTTGCTTGGCTCGTTCATTGACCTCGCGAAAGCGTTCGTAAGGCACTGCACCTGGAGTATCACCACCAAGTAAGTTTTCCAAAAACGAATCACTGTCCGTTTGCGTAGTTGCATCGACGTTTAACGCCCTATCTGTCGTTGCTGCAGGAACGGCGTCCTCCTGCAGAAAACCAGCAAACGCTTCGCGCAACCCCGTGTCCGTCGCTCCCGCTGGTGAATCGGGAGTTGGCATCACCATCTCGTCAGACATCTAGTTATCCTCAATCTACCACATGTTTTATTTATACGTCATCAAGCCTGTGGCTGAGCTTGTTGATTTTGTTGCGGATTCATCTGTTGCATCATCATTTGTTGACGCATATCCGCAAGTTTTTGACCTGCGTAGTCATCTTGCTTTGCTTGACTTTGAGCATCAATCTTTGCTTCTTGCTCTCGTATACGCATCTCAGATTTTATTTGCTCTGCTTCTGGATCAAATGCTGCTTGCTTAGGAGCTGATTGCATTTCCATTTGCTGTTGCTGCATTTCCATCATCATCTGCTGCTGTTCTTGCTGCTTTTGTTGCTGGTTAGCCAAATGCTCCAAAATAGTTCCAGTTTCTGGCAGTTGTAACATACGTACTACAAGTGCATTGGTCTCTGGATCAGCAGGATCACCAAATAAACCCATCTGTCGCAAGACTGATATCTTTTGAATCTTTTGATCAGGACTATCCTCTTGCGTACTACCAGGCACATAAACAACACGGAATTGCCCACCATCGCGGATGGCGTCAAATGTGATTACACCTTGCTGTGTTGACTCTCTCGGATTCATCTGATCGTCTACTGATCCAATGAATGGAGCTGCAGCAAACTGCTCTACAAGTGCAATTTCCCACTCTTTGATTTTAGCTGCACTAATTTCAATATCTGCGCGTATGTACGAATGCTGTGTGTTGTCTGCTCTCTGCAATAAGCGCACTGACTCAGCTGGTGTGCCAGCTTGTGCCATGCCTTGACTTACGTCATGCAAACCAGCTATGTCTGCCATGTCCTTTTCCATCAACTGAAGAAATGGAAACAGGTCTGCGCTAATTCCTGGCGCTCGCATAATCTGCGGAGGATGCGTACCAGTGTCGTGATATATCTTGCGATAAATTCTATTCTTGTCGTTAATGTCGTCGCCTGTCACATTAAATGCATCAGCACCGATACGAGCACGTCGTTCTACGACAATGTAGTCTTTCTGTTTTTCCATCTGCTCTACAGCACGGCTATAAACACGGTTGTAGGTTAACTGCAGGTGTGTAAGGTCAAAACCTAGACTGTGACCGTATGGCGTGCCTGATCGTGGCTGCCAACGTAACGGAATAAATGGAAATTCATCTCGCTTGTTGTATGGCCATATACCAGCATAAAGAAGCTGGTCATCCGATGTAACTATGTATCGGCCTTTAGGATACTGGGCAGTTGGCTTTTCCCAATACTCATAAACGACTGCAGCCATCCTGCGATGGTCTGCTGCGTTGAGCCTAGCAGATGTAGGTTGTGTCCACGCCTGCCCTGCACCATTGGCGCCTTCAAGATACGCGTCTACGTACCCAGCTGATTGACCAGTAAGGGCATTAGCTTTAACCTTCTTGCCAGCTTCACCGTAGTTATCTACAAACCAACCAAGAGGCTTAATGCTTGCATGTATCATCCAACGGATTTGCCTGTCGGTCTGTGCATGTGGATCAATATATACATTGAAGCAAGGAATGATTTCTTCCTCAACGTCACCTATTGGTAGCTTCTCGTATCCAGTCACTTGCCCGTTAATATCAAAGTAGGGCATTACTTGCTCGGACTTGGCGTTCCAATAAACCTTTAAAAATGACGTACCAGTAACACACGCCCAACGTACACGCTCTTTAAGCTGTGTCTCACGATTAAACTTGCGAGTAAAGTGTCCGGCAATGTAATTAGCTTCGTCCGCTGCTGCTTGATCTTGATCAGTGTATGCAAGAGGTACAGCACGTGCATCTGGTCCAACTTGCGTTAACTTGCCAACGACACCATCAATCAATGGTCTCATTTTATTGATCGTTATGTATCTGTTTGGTTCTTTATCATCTTGTAGCGACGCTAGATTTCGCGCTGCCGAATTGATCCTGTACCACTGACGTCCTTCAAAAAACGCCAATGCTTGCATCCATTCAAGTTCCATTTCATATCGAGTTCTATATGATGCATCAAATTGTTCCTTGACGAACTTAGTTACGTTTTTGGCTTCTTCACCGTCTTCTTCAGGACTTACTTTCCAATCGTTTTTCTCGTGGTCTATGCCTAGCTTCTTGTTATCATTTAGCAATAAGCTTTCAACATCAAAACTACCAAGAGTACCTCTGTTGTCAGGGGTTTGCATTGCCGTGACTTTAGGTTGTTGTGCGCCCAGCCCACCACCGAGTAATTGTCCAAGTATGTCCTGTATTGCCATCAGAGGTACCTATCTTCCTGGCTAAGAGTCCTCATCATCCAAGGATTGCCAACAAGTCGTTTCAACGTCAAGTATACGCTAACACACGCATATGCAATAACAATGCAAAACACTGCTATAGCCCCTAGAAAGACATTTGTCATAGGTAATCCTCGGAAGCAGGTGGCTTCAACCACGTTGGTGCATACTTCATCTTTGCAACAACCTCTTCACACTTGGCTGGATACTCACGCCACATAACACCATAACGGAATGAGTCAAGAGCGTGATCGCTCTTTGTGCCATTGTCGAGTTCTTCTGGGTCACGTGGGTCTGCCATTGCTGCTTCCAGCTCGCGTATCAGGTTAGGACAACCGTTACGCAATATGCGTAACCTAGGGATAACTGATCCTTCGTGCATACGAGATGACGCTAACCACTCTTTCACGCGTCGCCAACCAGCTTTGCGATCTTTCACGGCACGTACCGCTGGCATGCCTTTTTTCCACCAGATCTCTACTGGGTATTCACCAATTCGTTGCGCTGGGTTTTCAGGCGGAAAGGTGTTACCCCAGTCAAAAGCAATCGCCTCTAACTTCGTTTGCCATGATTCATTACGCTTTGCTGAATCAAGTGGTTCTGCCAATTTCATTGACTCTAGCAATTCCAACGCTGCATCTGCCTGTTGACTAGAGACCATACCGTTTTTGTAGATCTCAGCTAATGCATAAACGTTTTCTTGATCGTCACTAGCATAGATCATAAATGAACACGGCGAGTTTGTACCAAAGTCATGTGATGCCCAGAAACGCCACCAAGGCTTTACGTCAATAGTGTCAACTACGTGCCAAGGCTGCCCCTTTTCATCATGTTGTTTAAACTCTGGGAAGAATCGACCTCCGACACCAACGTCATGCTGGCATTCACGCAAGAACGATATAAGTCCGTAGTCGTCGATCTCACGTTGGCAAACCTCCAAGTTTTTATGTGCCCAACTTGGCGTCCCACCAGTTATCTTATAACCCATGCGTCCGTCGTCTTTTTCGACAGGCTCGTACCGCAAGTCAATAATAGCTGGAACAATTGGTGACTGGATTCTGTTTTGCAACATATCAAGTTCACCACTTAGCACCTGTGCCATCACAGAGTTTGCGTGAATCTTGTTCTGCACAAACGCGATCGCGCAGTCATTAGACTTTGCTGGCAAAATAGTTTGCGTTATAGTAGCAATTTTTTTATCAACTCTATTAACACTGTCATCCAACTCGTCGATGTCGTCGAGGATGATGAAGTCAGGGCGTAGGTGGTCCAGCTTAACGCCACGAGCACCAGTATCAAGACCAAAAGCCAATACGTTAAAGCCGTTAGCAGTGCGTAACTTACTAGCATTCCAACCTTTGCTAAATCCATAACGGTTCATAGCCCTTTCGATGCCACACCGTTCCATTGTTGTTGCGATATCGGATACGTGACGGTCAGCTGCTTCTTGCGTCGCGCACACGTAGACAAGAAACCGCCTAGACCCCTTAACGGCGATTCTAGACGTTATAAGTTCCATTGTGGTACTTTTACCGCCACCGCGAAACCAGCACTCAATTAGAGCACGTGGGGGCTTACCTGGCTCAATTGATTCAGCCCACTCCCATGCTCGTTGGTGATGTGCTCCTAATTCGGAAGATGCAGCGTGTGGAGCATATGTACGCAGCCACTTTTGATAATCTAGTTCAGCTCCGCTAATTTGATATGCCCTCCCTGAGTTGTAGTCCCCAGTGTCTATAACTTCTTTTAATCGCGCATCCATAGCTTCAAGCAACGCATGCGAAAGTGGTTTATCTGGACGCGTGAATTGCTTAAACCTACGCGGTGTTAGTTTGTCGTGATCACGCTGATTCATCTACAATCTCCGCATCTATAACGTCGTCTGTCTCATCGCCTTTATAAACTTTAAGCAGTTTCTGCACACCTGTGCGTATAGCAATTAATTCGTCGCCATTACGCACGTTGTCTTTAACTATCTCTAACACTTGCATTGCCAGAGAGAATGCTTGATCGACTTCTAGTGTATACGCCTTAGCATGCATCATTCGCTGTTCGGCTTCAACTATTTCTACACGTCTGTCAATTAACTCCATGACGTCACGAGACGCTGCGAACATATCCAATGTCTCGTTCAATACGTCGCCAATTTGCTCAAATGAGTCAATAAAGTCACTTGATCCTAACTTGCTGTGCGCGAGCTGATATGCTGCCTGTACTTTTTTGTACTGCTCAATCCCGACGCCATCTCCTGCTGCTTCGGCGCGTTTATCCATAATAGCCGTGATGAATGCAGCATCATCTTTAAGGCTAAATAAATCTGGATCATTACGCAACTCATTGATTTGATCTAGTAGTTGCTGACCAACTTTACTGAATCGTTTGTATCCAGTTGAGTTCAATCCGGTAATGAAATTTGGATGCGCAGGGCCAATAAGCGTTTTCCCGCCATGGAATCTACAATAGTTGCGCCCAGACAATGCAATGTTATTGCATGGTCGCTCACCTTCGGCATTGTACGTACTCGTGCCGTGGCAGAGCTTTACTTTCTTGCCATTGCTTACTCGATATCGTTCGCCATCAATATGCACAATCTCAGACATATGTGCATAATACCAACTTACCTGCTAGGTTGTTTCAGTTGCAGGTTGTTCATGACGTAATTACCTTTTTTTGGTGTACGTACACCTGCTCCACGTAGAAAATCACCCGGATTGTATGCCAGCCCCGATTTACGTATAGCTTGCCAATCATTTGCTACATCTTTTGTCGTACCGCCAGCTGCTCGCCTTTTCTTTGCTACTTCCATCAGTGCGTTTAGCCTGTCGGTAGCAATCTGTTGCAAAGATTCCCAATCTTTATCTTGTCTCGACGTAGCAGGTACTGGCGTTGAACGCATACCCATAAATGGATCGTATCCAGTTCCTGGAAACTGAAATTGTGGTTGAGCACCCATCTGGCCCCTGTCTACTGGTAGAGCAATATGGCCTGGGTTCTTTGCATAGTATTCCTCTAAATACGGGGCAGCCTCTAAGGCAGCTTCTGCAGCCCATCCATATGGGCCACCACCTCGAAGCGCAAGCTTAGCCAAGCCACTGGTCGGCCCTTTAAGAAGGAGTTTCAGCAACGCCCTTTCAGCTGGATTCACTAATTAATCCTACCAACATTACGTCGTGCATATTCTTCAAATTGTTTACCTAGCGGTACACTCTGGTTAATTATATGTTGACGCAACCATTTAGCGTCTTTACCTTCACGGTTTGCGTATTTCAATCCGCTTTCATAAAGGTCGTCAAACTTTGCTTGCACTTCTGCATCGCTTGCACCAGTTTCCGTAGTGCTTCTGGTTTGTACTGGCTTACCAGTACCTGGCTTAGTCGACGTGTTAGGTTTGCCCAAGATCCTGCTGGCATTGAATTCTCCAGCTAGTTCTGCCAGTTTTGGATATGCAATTAATCCACCAGACACTAAGGCTTGACGAACCAAAGCTCCTTTGACACTACGTGGCTTTACAGAATCACCGGCACCTTTGAACAAAGGCTTGTTTGCCTTATTGATGATTCTTTGTGCAAGTCCTGGTTGCGCCTGGTCTTTTAGCTGTGCTGCAGCTGATCGCAACTGAAACTGGTTTTTAATATCCCTCGGCCTTGGTAATTCCTTAACAGCAGCCTTTACATCTTTGCCAGTAACATTTGACTTTGGTTTTGCCGGTTCGGATGCTGGTGCACCACCACGTGGCGCACGTGAACCGCTAGTTAGACCAAGGTTTGTTGCAGCTGTTCGGACACCTTCTGGCAATCGCGGACGTATCTTGGCAAAGTCTCGGACAGCACCACCTGATTCACGTAGGTCTGCCTTGCGACCAGCAAGGTTGATAACCGCTTGCTTACGCATAGGTTTTAGCCGAGCAGCATCAGTGCGCAATGCGTCAGATGTGCGCTGCGCTCTTTCTGGATTAAAAATGCTTTGTTTACGACCTGTGGCAGGGTCATACTTTGGATCAAGCAATACGCCTTTGTTCCTAAAAGGATCAAATTTAACGTCTGTTGAACGCAGGTCTTTTATGACCTTACCGCCAACATATTGATCACGGATTGCTTTACCCATAATCCCACCACCAATGGCAAGACCTGCGCCTTGTATTAGCTTTTGTGGGATACGTGCATCTTCTTCTTTTTTCTCGGCCATTTCTACACCTATTGCGCGTTACGGTATGGCGACATACGAGCTGCTGGATTCATCATGTTATTGATGGATCTGCCTTGCCCCGTCATAACACGAGCTTTATTGATAACACGCTGACCTTGCATTAGTTTCTTCGGAGGGAGAACTACTTGCAGGTCTTCCTTAGAAGGAACTTGCTTACCTTTAACAGCCTTTTCCACTCTTCATCCCCATTTTCTTTGGCATTGTCTTTTTGCCTTTTGTCGTCATCTTGGCTTTGGATTCTTCCTTTTTCTCCATCCCCATAAGCTGACGCATGGACTTAGCACCATGCATAGACATCTCACCCTTTGGATACGGCATTCCCTGTGGCATATCAATACTCCTTATCGATTACAATTTTCCCACCGCGAACGTGTTCTTTACGTTCGATTCCCAACAGCTCAGACATTGTAGGCTTTTTCTTAAGCTTGTGTTCTTTCATCTCTTCGGCCATAAGATTCTTCTTATTAATCTTCTTGCCGTGCTCAATTGTTTCAATTTCGTACAGGTTCTTTTTGACACTTAGGTGATTGATGTGTTTGTTAATTTGATTTATCACTTTGCAACCCCACGTGTTATACTTACTTGCTAGTCGTGTACCTGCACGTATTAGTGGATTGTACTACAGGAGGATGTCGTATGGAAGAACAAGACCGCGAAGGTATGTTTTTCGATGGTTATACGTGGCGTCGCCATGATGAAGCACAGGACACAACTAGTCAAGAAGCGTCTAACAGTCAACTTGATTACGAGTTGAGTCCACGTGAATTAGAGATCTTGAAGTCTATGGCATCTAAAATGACCGCTAAGCAGATTGCTACTGGGCTTGGCGTTAGCCACAGGACAGTACAGTTTCATCAAGACTCGCTGTACTGGAAGCTCGGATGCAGTGGAATGAAAGCACGCGACCAGGCTGTGGCAAAAGGTCGCAAACTTGGCATTATAAAATAGTAGTACAATGTCACAAAGGAGTGACATCATGCCACAACAAGCTCGTCCAAATGCAGATTTTATTAAGTCGGGTAAAGACGCATTTGCAAAAACTCGCGACAATAGAATTGATCAACTAAGCGGAAATTTGGAATCTGACATAGATTACGATCGCCAAAATCCACGAGAAAATGCTCAATTTTGGAAAGACGTTAGAAAGTCTAACAGAGGATACGACGCGGAAAAAGTTGGTCGAGAAGCTGGAAAACGCATGGGCATGTCACCTGCTAAAGCCGATGAATATGGTAAAAAACAACGCGCTAACTCCACAGGTGGACGTAAGTTTGCACCAGCTAAAATCTCTGCAGCACAAGCAGCAAAAGCAATGGCAGGTAAAGCACCAGCTTCTCCAATGCGTAAACTACTGAAAATTAAGTAATGGGCGTTACTAAAAAACATCAAAATCCAGCAGGTGGTCTCAACGCTGCAGGTCGCGCTTACTTTAAAAAGACGACTGGTGCAAATTTAAAACCACCTGCTCCAAATCCAAAGACACCTAAAGATGCAGCGCGTCGCAAGTCGTTTTGTGCTCGCATGTCTGGCATGAAAGCCAAGAACACATCGAGCAAAACAGCAAACGATCCAAACAGCCGTATCAACAAGTCACTCAGAGCTTGGGACTGTTAATCCCAACCTGTGTTGATGAACATTGGTGTCATCTCGCCTACATAAGTACTAAATGTGTTGTACTCAAGGAACTCAATGGCTTCTTCATCAGATAGCCCATCTTGTTCCATGAGTGCGCGAACGCATTTTTCTTTACTGTAAACAGCTATGCCATCATCAGTGACACCGAGGAATCCAGCGTCTAGCCCGTCGGCAAGTAATGTCCCGGCATCATTGCCTACTGCGCTTTCACAGATTTCTTCAATCCTCTCACGTGTCATGCGAATGGATCTTCGATGTCGTCTGTTGCGACTGGCTTTCGAGCTGGCGTGGATTGCTCGCCTTGCTCGGTCTTCCGTGAGTCAAGTGGGTGGGCCTCATCGATAATAATCTCCCAGACCTTCCGCTTGGATCCATCCTGGGCGTCATACGAGCGTACACGGAGGTTACCCATGATTGCGACCATGCGACCCTTGTTCAGGTAAGTGGCAACAAAGTCGCCCGTTTTACCAAACGCCACACAATCAAAGAAGTCCGTCTCTTTTTCACGGCCCTTACGATCTACTGCTACACGTACTTTGACGACGCTAGTCGCACTCTGCGTGTTTACAACTTCAGGATCAGCAACAAGCCGACCGGTAAGTATTACTTTATTTAGCACTTAGTCCCATCCATTTATCCATAAAATCGCCTTCAGCATGACTAGCAAGGTGATCCTTAATTACGGTCAATACTTCTGGCTTCTCTTGTCCAACCAACCACAAACCAAGCATGTGACCGCGCAACCAGTTACGGTCAACCTGCAAGATATCAGCCATCTTGTCCATTGTGTCTGGCTGTGGAATGCGTTTACCCGACATCCAAAGAGACACATTAGGGCGATCGCACCCCATCAACTCTGCAAAGTACTTCTGAGTCATGCGCTGACGGTCAAGCAAGTGGTGCAAAAACGTACGTTGCGCGTATTCTTTACTCATATGTAGTACCCTCCTTAATAAGTTATCGTGCGTATAATACCACGTCAGGCAAACAAAAACCCCGACATGTGCCGTGCCGGGGTTCCATTTGGTTAGTTGTTAGTTATTTTCAAACAGTGAAGTGTACCCTAAAAATCTAGAGCAATAAACCCACCTTTTGGTCCAAGCTCACTCCAGTTTCTAACCTTTGGGTAATACCCATCTCCATCACGATCCACAAACTCAGAGTCATCAAGCTCAGGTGATGTGTTGCCTTCGATTGTGTGTACCCCCCAGTCGCCAATCTTATCAATCACACCCATGTGGGCATGGCGCCCCATCTGTGGGAAGTGGAAGCACACAAGATCTCCTTCACGGAGAAGTGAAGGGTTAGCCTTGGCTTGTGACACACTGATCCACTTGCCCACCCTGTATGCCCACGCCACGTAATCAGGTGTGTACCCGGTACGTGGCATAGTGACGTCATACGTTCGTTGAAACTCTGTAGCTGCAGCCTTTAATCGAAATCGAACCACGGCAACACACCATGGAGAGCCGGGTGGCAAACTAGGAACACAACTTGCGAGATAAGCCTCAACTGCTTTTCCACGGTTTTCTCCACCTTGTTCAGTTACTCCAA